GGGCGTAAGGTATCACCGTGACGGCGCGACACGGATGGTCCATTCTGAGCAGGAAGATCGCGCATTAGGGTCGGAGTGGGCGGATTCGCCTACGGTCTGGACTGTTGTCTCAAAAGCTCCAGCGAAACCCAAAACGAACGCTAAACCACGACGCAAAGCGCGTCAGAAGGGCTAATCATGGTTGCTGCTCCTCTTGCTTCTCGCATTTTTGATGCGAATGGTGAATTTTTGCTGCTGGATGTACGGGGATTGGGGGGTGTGGCGCTCCAATTAAGTGGGACATTCAGCATGACTGTCCAGTTTGAAGCCACGGTCGATGGACAAACTTGGGTATCTCTGAGAATGTTGCCGAGTAGTAGTGTTTCAGGAGCAACGAGTTCGACATCGTCGGGTGCCTGGTCTGCGAATGTCGCGGGATTCAAGCTCATGCGGGCGCGAGTAAGCGCCTATACCTCTGGCAGTGCCGATGTGACGTTCTTAGCCTCCTCCGCCTCCGGGCGTGTTGGAGCGAGTGGCGGCGATGCCGAAACACTCGATGGCGAGGACGGTTCCTACTATCTCGACGTCGATAATATGACCGCTGGCACCCTTGCGGTGGCCCGTGGGGGGACCGGCGCAGCGACCCATACCTCTGGCAACTATCTGAAGGGGGCTGGAACGGGCGCAATTACGAGCGCGACGGCAGCCGCGACGTTTGCGGATGTCTCTCCGTTGACCACACGCGGGGACCTGCTGGTCGGCACCAGTGGAGCGCCGACCGGCGCACGACTCGCCAAAGGCAGTTCCGGGAACGTCCTGACGATGGCTGACGGCAATGATATCGGCTGGGCGGCGGCGTCTGGTGGAGGCAAGATTCTGCAGGTTGTCTATGGAGTAGATACGTCGTCGGCGTCGTCAAGTTCCAGCACGATGGCTGACACGGGACTCACCGCGTCGATTACTCCCGCAGACGACGATAACAAAATCTTGGTGCTGGTATCCCACAACGGGGTGGGCAAAGTGACGTCAAATACTCGCATCCATACGCAGTTGCTCCGCGATTCGACGACGATTGCGGTGGAAAACTCCCAAGCCTACACAGCGGATAGCGGTACGATTTACACAGGTAGTTCGAGTTGGTCGGTGCTTGATGATCCCCAAACAGACAGCGAAATCGTCTATAAAACCCAATTTATGAGTCAAGGAGACTCAGGTACTGTATATGTGGGCCTGAACTCCAGCACGTCAACCATGGTTCTTCTAGAAGTGGACGTTTAATATGAGTCATCATTTATCAGAAATCATACGGTGGAAAGAACCCACAGCGCGGGTGGTGATTCGTGGCTCTGGCGACGATGAGAAGATTGTCCGATGGGATGGACCGGGGCGACAGCCATCGGCCAGTAAATTGGCGCAATGGGCTACGGACTATCACGCACAGGGCATCGAGCAGGAACAGGCAGCGGTTGACCGACTGGAGAGCAATGTTGCCATTCGTGCGCTCATCGCGGAAGTGGCCTCTCAACTGGGTCTGACCGAAGAAGAGTTTGGCGGAGCCGTGAAAGACCGTGTGAAGTCGATCCTGCAAGGTGGATCATGAGTGTGGCCGCGCCAATAGCCGAACGCATCTTTGACGCCAATGGCGAAGTCTTGCTCTTTGACGTCAGGGGATTAGGGGCGGTCGGATTGCAACTCGCTGGTACGTTTACCCTAACGGTCCAATTTGAAGCGACCGTGGATGGCGAGACCTTCGTGGGGTTGAATATGTTGCCCTCTAATAGTGCGACGGCGGTCTCTTCCACCACTGCGGCTGGTGCGTGGAGAGCGAATGTCGCCGGGTATCGCCTGGTTCGCGCGAGAGTCAGTGCGTTTACGTCAGGCAGCGCGAACGCAACATTTCTTGCGGCGAGTACGGGAGGCGCACACTAATGCCCAGTGCGAATGACTTCGCCACTCGCGCACTCCAGTCTATCGGGGTCGCCGGAGCGATTGATACCATCTCCAGTGAGGACGCCGCACTCGCTCTGAATGTGCTGAATGAGTGGGTGGATCAGCTCGGGATTCAGCGCAACACCATTTATACGGTGAAGCGCCAAACCCATACGCTGGCGAGTGGGACGTCGAGTTATACGATTGGGAGTGGCGGGACGATTAATGTGGCCCGTCCGATCTGGATTGAGAATGTAGGGCTTATTATTGATACGGGTTCTTCTACGCCAGTAGAGGTGTCTCGTGAGCTGTTCACGGATGATGAATACTCACGAATTGCTCAAAAGACCTTGGAGTCCAGCTTAATTCAGGGGATTTGGTATGATCATGAGTGGACAGCAGGACTTGGCAATATTCATGTGTGGCCTGTTCCGAATGTCGCTACGACGCAACTCGTGCTGTATTTACCTACACCATTGACGGAGTTTGCTGATCTGTCAACGGCCTATACGTTCCCGCCGGGGTACGAACGGGCTATTCGGAGTAATCTGGCTGTCGAATTGGCTCCCTTTTATGGGATACCCGTATCGCCGGATCTCCGCAACCAAGCATCCAGTGCGATGCTACGCATTAAGCGTGCGAATGTGCGGATGCGCGAGGTGCCAATTGATCGGTCACTGACGCGCCGAAGCCGGACGATGACGAACAGTCAGTTTCGCGGAGGATTATTCTGATGCCGTCGTATCCCGGCTTCTGTGGTCCGTCGTATGAGTCGCAAAGCCTGCTGGCGAGACCGGAACAGTGCATGAATATGTATCCAGAACGGCTCGAAGTGGGAGGACAGCCGCGCCTAGTCCTCTATCCGACGCCAGGATTACGATTATTTGCTCAGGATACAACTGAAGGCGGTATTTGCCGCGGCATCTTTTCTCAAGCAGGACGGGCCTTTACGGTCATTGGCACCAAACTCTATGAAGTGTTGGAGTTTGGAGGACTGACTGAAATTGGGACGGTGGCGATTGATGATAATCCGGCGACCTTTGCTATGAATGGCGATGCTGGAAATGAACTTCTTGTCACTAGCGGCAATCAAGGCTATCTCTACAATCTTGGCACCGGCGAATTTACCAATCCGGTCAGTGATGTCACCCAATGCGGTATGGTGGACGGCTATTTTGTGGCGCTTGATGCTGCGACGTCCACACTGAAAGTCTCTGACCTGCTGGATGGGTCCACATGGAGTGGGATTCTCACCTTACAGCGGTCGGCAGCCCCCGATCCGTGGCAGGCGATGGTGATTCGGGACCGCACGATTATCCTGTTTGGCACGGAAACGACCGAGCCGATTTACGATGCCGGAACCTCCCCGATGCCGTTCGCGCCCGTGCCGGGGATTGTGATTCCGTATGGCATTGATGCACCTTTTTCCGCACAAAGTCTTGGGAACTCAACATTATGGGTCACACAAAGTAAAGATGGGGCGCGGCAAGTTGTGCAAATGCAGGGGTATAATGTTCAACGGGTGAGTACTCATGCGATGGAAATGGCATTGTCACGCTATGATGATATATCGGATGCGGTGGCCTATACGTATCAGGATCAAGGACATCAGTTCTATGTGTTAAACTTGCCTCGTGCTGATGCGACCTGGGTGTATGATTTGAGTCTTGGTCTGTGGCATGAGCGGGGTCATTGGAACAGTGCGAAAACGAAGTATCAAGTGTGGGGACCTCGCTATCACTGCTATGCATTTAACAAACATCTCGTGGGCGATACGTCGGGACCCGGACGCATCTATGAAATGAATATTGATGTCTATACGGATGTCGATGGGAACGGCTTGCGACGACAGCGGATTCCTCCTATCCTGGAATCGGATCAAGACCGGATTATGATTAATCGGTTTCAGTTACACTGTGATGTCGGCATCGGGTTGGTTGGGTCTTCGGATCAGGGCTATGATCCACAGATTATGATGCAAATGTCTTCCGATGGCGGGGAAACATGGAGCGCAGAACGCTGGCGTTCGGCTGGGAAGCTGGGTAAATATCAGCACCGTGCTCAATGGTGGCGATGTGGAAGTGGACGGAATATTATTATTTCAGTAGCGATGAGTGATCCAGTACCGTGGAGGATAGTGGATGCGATTATTGATGCCCAAGGCGCGTTACACTAATGGCGAAAGTTGCTCCGCTTCCGGTGACGTCTCCGGTCATTACGACCGAGATCGATCCCACGTCGGGGGGCGATTTGCAGACCGGCTTAGTGTCCAGCGCATGGTTCGAGTATTTTTTGCAGATGCAGGATCGCGCCGAGAACAGTCCTCATGCGGTGGCCAAGGTGTTCGACACGCTGACGGACCAGAGCGCGGCTATCGCTGCGACGAGTCTGACGATTTCGACCCCGACTGGGTTGACGACGAAACTGTCGAAGGGACTGTATCGCGTTTCGACATATGCACGGATTACGCAAGCAGCCTCTACATCGAGCAGCCTGACCGTCACCCTGGGGTGGACGGATGGGACGGTGGCCTGCACATCGTCCGGATCGGCCCTCACGGGGAACACCACCGCGACGACGGGGAGTTTGGATCTGATGATCCGGAGTGATGCGGATGCGTCGGTGACGTATGAAACAGCGTATAGTTCGTCCGGCGCAACGGCGATGCAGTATCGGCTCGACCTTGTGATGGAACAGGTGGTCTTATAAGGAAATATTATGGGTAATGGTAGTGCAGTAACAAACATGTTAAATCCTCTCGTGTCGTTACTTGGTGGTACCGGGTTTTCTGATATTTTTAACCCGCCCTCGATGCGAGAACGGATCTGGCCTGCCGTCATCGGGGCTGGGGCCTCGGGACTGTCGAGCTGGGCGGATCGGTCCGCCGCGCAAAAGCAGTGGGATGAGGAAAATGAAGCCGAGGCGCGTGCAGAAGCGATCTTACAGGAAGATAGACTACGCGCCCAGATTCTCGAAAACCAGAAGTATCAGCAGGACATTGAATACTACAATAAGATTATACGCCCGACATTGGGCGGACGGGAACAGGCTATTGGAAAGTTTTGGGATTCCTCGGGGATTACGGCAGATCCTGAGAGTTTTCCTGAAATGGCGATGCATCCTGAGTTTACGCGACAACTGTCGCAAGAGGCGGGTGTCAATCCACTTGCTGGTACCGAATTAGATACGTCAGGTCGAGGCGGTGGTAAGTTATCTACCTTGCTGAAGTGGGGTCTGCCTGCGGCAGGGATCGCGTTAGCGCTCGGGGGATTTGGTGTGCCTGGATTTAAGTTCTTACAGCCTGCGGCGAGTGGGGTTGGCAAGTTCTTATTTGGTACTGGTGGGGGTGGTGCTTCAAGTTCTAATCTGGGATTAGGATATGGAGCGAAGAAGGCAGCAAATTCTGCATTTAGAGGTCTATTTCCTGCGCCACCTGGATCTCCATTTCAATAAAGAAAGTAGAAAACTATGGGATTATGGGATCAAGACTGGCTTAAGCGATCACCTTCTTCGGAAATGGACGATCATTGGTCCAAAACCGAACTCGACGAGATGCTTAAGCCCAATCAGTCATTATATGGGGATGATCTTGATAACTGGGTGAATCCATGGGGCGGAAGTTATGACCCTGATGACTTGTATGGCAATTTAGATTTCACGCCTCCCTTTGCAGGCGGTGCAGGAGAAGGGGCGTCTGATAAGTGGCAAGTACCTGGTGTCCATGGAACGGGTGGCGATGAGGAGAACAAACGCTTAAATAATCAATGTGGAGCAGATGGAAGTGGACGGGTCTGGGATCCTGTGTCCCAGAGGTGTGTCGATCCTACGGAAGCGAAGAATACAACTACAACTGGAACGACTGCGACACCTGACTATGCTCAAGGTTATGGGAAGACTTGGGCAGATTTTGATCCGACGCTGTCACAGTATCCCGGTGTTCCAGGATATCAAGGTCCGGATATTCCAG